ATTTAATAGAGTCAATTGATCACAATTCACTAGACGTTTAAAATGTGAGGTTTTGGGGGGTTTTTAACCGACCACACACCTGAATCTCTTTGGCCCAGCGTTATAATTATGATGGAAGTTACACACAAACAAAATAGGAGAACACTATGGCAAGTACATTTTTAAAAAATAATTTTAAATCCATGAAAGGATCAATCTCCGAAAAGGAAGAAGAATTATTAAAAAATTCTTTACCAAATGTTGCAAAAGAACAAAGCAACTTCACTGGATCTGTAAGTGAAAAAGAACTTGGATTTTTTAAAAAATTACTAGAAGAAGAATAGGAATCTTAATGATCGACTTTGACGATGATAAACAAGGTTACTCAGCCGTAATATATATCATGGAAAGTAGTAATTCAGTTGTTGTTCACTTTGGAGGCTTCAATGACCTATCCGAATGTAGATACTTCTCATCGCATATCATGAAAGATTTTGGTATTGATCAATTACTAAACATTCCTCCTGGAGTCACACTACATTAGGGGGGTTTTGTTTTACAATGCCAAACATTGTTATTCCATATAAGCCAAGAGATTTACAAAATTTTTTGCACAAGAAAATTGATAAGCACCGTTTTAATGTCCTAGTCCTACACCGTAGAGCTGGGAAAACAGTGATGATGATTAATCATATGTTGAGAAGTGCTTTGATGAATCCTTTGCCAAACTCAAGATATGCTTTTATATCTCCTACCTTTAAACAAGGTAAAGCAACAGCATGGGATTATATAAAAACATACGCAGGAAAAATACCTGGTACAAAATTTAACGAAAGCGAATTAAGATGTGATCTTCCCAATGGAAGTAGGATCACAATTTTAGGCGCAGAAAACGACCAAGCGCTCAGGGGTATATTTCTTGATGGATGTGTATTTGATGAAACACAATCTATTAAGCCTACTATATTCCCAGAGATTATTAGACCAGCGTTGGCAGATCGTAAGGGTTGGTGTGTGTTTATCGGAACACCAAAAGGCCGAAACTATTTTTGTGAACTCTATGAAAATGCTTTAGATAACAAAGATTGGTACGCCTGTGTTTTTAAAGCTAGTCAAACAAAGATACTAGACGAAGAAGAATTAAAGGCAGCTCAAGATGTGATGTCTAAAGACTTGTATGAGCAAGAGTTTGAATGTTCCTTTCAAGCTGCGATTACAGGGTCTTATTATGGAGCAATAATAGAAGATTTAAATAAACAAGGTAGGATCACCAATGTTGAATATGATGACAACTTGGATGTAGAAACTTACTGGGATTTAGGAATGAATGATCAAACTTGTATATGGTTTGCTCAAAAGTATAAAGGTGAAACAAGATTAATTGATTACTATGAAAATAGTGGTTATGGCCTTGATCATTATAAAGATATTTTAGATTCAAAAGATTACGATTATTCAAAACATATAGCACCCTTTGACATCAAGGTAAGAGAACTTGGTAACATGGGAAAGTCAAGATTAGAAAGTGCTTTAGAGTTAGGAATAGCTTTTGAGGTAGCACCCAAATTATCTATTGAAGATGGTATTGAGGCAACAAGAAAAGCATTAACTAATTGTTGGTTTGACAAAGAGAAATGCAAATTAGGTGTTGAGTATTTAAAAGCTTATCAAAAAAGATGGGATGATAAAAACCAATGCTTTAGAAATAAACCATTACACAATTTTGCATCACACTGCTCCGACGCATTTAGAACTGGTGTAGTAGGGCAAGGTGTAGAAATGAGCAATTGGAAAAATGAAGTTCCAATCAATACAAATTATATAGTTTAATATGGCAGATAAAGTTACAGATATAGAATTAAGATCGATAATAAACTCAGAGATTAATAACTCAATAGGATTTATGGGAAGCAATTTAACTTCTCAAAGAAAAAAATCCATAGAGTATTACATGGGTGAAAAGTTAGGAACGGAGATTGATGGTAGATCACAAGTAGTCTCCACAGACGTAGCCGACACCGTTGAAACAATCCTACCTAATTTATTAAGAATATTTACAGCGTCCGATCAGGTTGTTAGGTGTGAGCCTACAAAAAGTGAAGATGTTCCAATAGCAGATCAAGCTACTAATTATATAAATTATATTTTTAACAAAGATAATAATGGATTTAGTATTCTTTACACTTGGTTTAAAGATGCGCTATTAGAAAAAAATGGAATTGTAAAAGTTTTTTGGGATGAGTCTAAAAGTGTTGAACAAGAAACTTATGAAAATTTAGACGATCAAGAATATGCTTTATTAATTGACGATGAAAATGTTGAAGTTGTTGAAGAAGAAACTTTTGAAGATACAAAAGCTAAAGAACAACTAGAACAAATGAAACAATTAGCAGAGGCGCAAGGCCAAGAAGTAGGTGATATTCCTACTCCAATGTTGCATAATTGTATTATTAAAAGAACATCAAAAGGTGGAAAAGTTAAAATTGAAAACGTACCACCTGAAGAATTTTTAATTCAAAAAACAGCTAAATCAATTGAAGATGCAAATTTTGTAGCGCATAGAGTTTTAAAAACTAGAAGCGATTTAATTGAAATGGGTTTTGACAAAGAGATTGTAGAAAATCTTCCTACTTCAAATAATATTATTTTAAATGATGAAAGATTAACTAGGTATAGCGATATAGACGAAAGCCCTTTTGAAAATGCGCCAGACAATTCAACTGCCGAAGTTGAAATTTATGAGTGCTACATGAAAGTTGACATGGATGGCGATGGTGTAGCCGAGTTAAGAAAAGTAACCGTAGCTGGAGCTGGGGGTTACACAATCCTTGAGAACATGGCTTGTGATAATATTCCTTTTTGCTCTCTAACGCCAATCCCTATGCCTCATAGATTTTATGGGCGATCCGTTGCTGAATTAGTAGAAGATGTTCAATTAATTAAATCTACGGTTATGAGACAATTGTTAGATAATATGTATCTAACAAATAATAATAGAGTTGCGATAATGGATGGTATGGTCAATTTGGATGACCTACTAACATCAAGACCAGGGGGTGTTGTAAGAACTAAACAACCACCTCAACAAGTTATGATGCCAATGCAATCTCAAACTATTTCTCAACAAGCTTTCCCTTTGCTAGAATACCTAGATACAATTAGAGAAACAAGAACTGGGATAACAAGATATAATCAAGGCCTAGACGCCGATAGCTTAAACAAAACAGCTACAGGGGTTAATGCGATTATGACTCAATCTCAAATGAGAATGGAGTTAATCGCAAGAGTATTTTCAGAGACAGGGATTAAAGATTTATTTAGAAGAATTTTTGAATTAACTTGTAAGTATCAAGACAAAGAAAGAATTGTAGAATTAAACAATCAATTCGTACCTGTAAAACCTACGGAGTGGAGAAATAAATTTAATGTTTCTATATCGGTTGGTTTGGGTAGTGGCTCTAAAGAGCAACAAATCATGATGCTTAACAATATTTTAGAAAGACAATTACAAGCTTTCAATTTACAAGGTGGCCAAGAATACCCAATGGTAAGCCTTAAAAATATTTATAATAGTTTAGCAAAAATTATAGAAAACGCAGGCCTTAAAAATGTGGAAAATTATTTTGTCAACCCAGATCAAGGGAAACAAATGGTACAACCAAAACCACCTCCACCATTAACGCCTATTGAAAAAATTGAGTTCACTAGAATACAAAGTGAAGAAAAACGTAAAATTGCTGAACTAGAATTAGAAAACAAAAAATTAAGAGCTGATACTGCAGAAGCTTTATTAAGTTTTGAAACTAAAGCAAAAGAACTTGAACTTAAATATAATACTCAAGTTGATATTGCTAAAATGAAAGCCGACTCTGATTTAGAAAAATTAATTACTAATAATAGAAATAAAACTTTTTTAGCAGCACAACAAAGTAGCGACACATTACAACAACAAGTAAGTGAACTAAATGAACAAAGACCAAGTGGACAAGCTCAATCAAGAGATAAGCCAATCGAACAAAGCTAAACAACTTTTTGAAAATCCATTACTAAAAGAAAGTTTTGAAAAATTAAGAAAAGTTTATAGTGAAAGTTTATTCAATACTGGTGCTAAAGAAGAAACAACTAGAGAAAAGCTTTGGTTAGCTTACAATATAGTTGGTAAAGTGGAACAAAATTTATTAGAAATTTTAGATACAGGAAAACTAGCCTCTAAACAATTAGAGGATTATAGACAAAATATCAAAAATAAAAAATTCTAAACAAAAAGTTTAGGATAAGTCAACCTCACAACAGGAACTTAACTTAAAGGAAAATATATATGTCATCAGAAAATTATGCCAATCCTCTCAAGGAAGCTGAAACTGATTTAAAAAAAGCACAAAAAGCAGTGAATGGTTTGTTGAATCCAAAAGAAGAAGAAACTATTGGACAACAAGAGCCACCTAAAGAAGAAATTAAACAAAATTCTCCTGCTCAAACACAAGAGGAATCTCCACAAGAAGATCAACCTCAAGAACAGGAAATAATGGAAGAAGAGTCTAATGATGAATCTTCCCAAGATGTATCTCAAGAAGAAGAACAAATTGATACTCAAGAGAAACAAGATTCCCCATCTTATACTGTTAAAGTAAATGGACAAGAGTTTGATGTTACCCTTGATGAGTTGAGAAATGGTTATTCCAGGGATGCTGACTATAGACAAAAGACTGAAGAACTTTCCTTACAAAGAAAGAACTTACAATCCGAGTCTGAAAAGCAAAGACAAGACTATTCTCAAAAGCTAAATGAGTTAAATAATATGATGTCCGTTGCTCAACAACAACTTAATGAAGAAGCTAATCAAGTGGATTTAGAAAAGTTGTATGAAGATGACCCAACAGAAGCTATGAGGATTGAACATAGATTGAAAAGAAAACAAGAGAAACTTAATCAAGCTATGGAAAAATCTCAAGCTGAACAAAAACAACAATTTGAAAGTTTTTTACAAGATCAACAAACTAAATTAATGGCAAAGATGCCAGAGTTTAGTGATCCACAAAAAGCATCACAATTGAAGTCATCTATGAAAACTACTTTAAGCAATTATGGTTTTAACAATCAAGAAATTGCACAAGTATATGATCATAGAATTGTTATGTTGGTGAACGATGCTATGAAATATAGAAATTTACAAAAAGCAAAACCAAATATTGCTAAAAAGATTTCTAAACCTGGTAGAGTTTTTTCTTCAGGAGTTAAACAAAGCACAAACGATATTAATTCTAAAGCTAGAAAAGAAAAGTTGAGTCGTCTAAAAAAATCTGGGAGTGTCAAAGACGCTACTAGCATATTTTTAGATATGATTAACAAACAATAACAACTCAACAATAAAGGTAATAACTATGTCACAAGTAAGTGGAACTTATTCAACTTATGACGCTGTTGGTGAAAGAGAAGATTTATCAGATATAATCTATAATATCTCTCCAACCGACACTCCGTTCATGAGTGGTATAGGAAAAGAAAAAGCGACAGCAGTTTATCATGAATGGCAAACTGACTCTTTAGCAGCAGCTGCATCTGATAACTATCAAATAGAGGGTGATGAAATATCTTTCTCTGCACCTGGTACTACAACTAGAATTGGAAACAGAACTCAGATTTCTAGAAAATCTGTAATCGTTTCTGGTACTTTAGACGCAGTATCAACAGCTGGTAGAAATAATGAATTAGCTTACCAAATCTCTAAAAACTCTAAAGAGTTAAAAAGAGATATGGAAACTTCATTAACTGCAAACCAAGCACCAGTAACTGGTAATGATTCTACACCTAGAAGATTAGCTGGTATTGAATCATGGATCAAAACTAACACATCTAAAGGTGGTGGTAGTGGAGCTGACCCAAGTACATCAGGTACTAATGCTAGAACTGATGGAACTCAGAGAGCTTTCACAGAAGCACAATTAAAAGATGTAATCAAAAAAGTTTGGGACTCTGGTGGAGACCCATCTATGATTATGCTTGGCTCTTTCAACAAACAAAAACTATCAGGCTTTACTGGTGGATCAACTAGATTTGACCCAGCAGAAAATAAAAGATTGGTAGCTGCAGTAGATATTTATGAATCTGATTTTGGTGCAATGACTGTTGTTCCAAATAGATTTAGCAGAAGCAGAAGTGCTTATGTTTTATCTCCTGATATGTGGGCAGTTGCGTTTTTAAGAGACTTCCAATTGGTTGATCTTGCAAAAACAGGAGACGCTGCGAAAAAAGCTATGTTAGCAGAATACACACTTGTTTCTAAAAACGAAGCAGCAAGTGGTGGTGTTTTTGATTTAACAACATCTTAATCTATATAATTATAGGGGGAGCAATCCCCCTATATTCAATTAACATTTTGTTTGGTCTTTGAAGATTTTTAAAGTCGGAACGAAGCAAATAAATAAGGACAAAAAATATGAGAACTCTTAACGATTATTTTATAACAGCAGAGATTGAGGATATTTCTACAGCATCTTCAACTTTTGTTGGAATTCCAGATGGTGGAAGAATAATTAAAATTATAACTGCACTTCAAGGTGCGATCTCTGGTGCTGACGCTGGTATTTCTTTTGAAATAGGTGGAACTGCCGTAACTGGTGGTGGAATTACAGTTGCAAATTCAGGATCAGCAGCTGGTACTGTTGATACAGCAGAGCCTACAGCTTTGAATCAAGTTGAAGAAGATGGAACTATCGAAATGATTACCGATGGTGCATCTACAGGAACTAAAAAACTTTTAGTAACTTTTGTTATTAGAAGATAATTACAAAATTTGAGGGGACTCTGTCTAGCGATATTTCCCCTCAAATGTAAATAAAAAAAGGAAATAAATTATGCCGATGGGAATAGGAACTTACGGATCAAAAAGAGGCCGACCCTCAAAAAAAAATAAAACTAAAAAAACAAAAAAAAAGAAAAAAGGAAAATAAATTATGAGTTTTAATTATGCTTTAAGACCAATAGTCTTACAAAAAATAACAATGGCAGGAAGTGCTGCATCACTTGCATCAGCTGCTTTTGGCGCAGGAACTGAATATGTAAGAGTCGCTGCTTCAACAGATTTTCATATAGTTTTTGGAGCATCACCAACAGCAACTGCTGATCATATTTTTATACCAGCTGATCAGCCAGAGATTTTTAAAGTTTCTCCTGGAGAAAAAGTAGCTGCTTTAGGTGGTAATAGTGAGGTTATTTCTATTGTTGAAATGAGTGCGTAGTGGCCAAACAGAAGTTTGTTCATTTTGTTCCAAGAGATAAACCACCCAAAAGAAAAGGTGTTCATAAAAAATCACAGTCTAAATCAGAAAAAAGACAAAAAAACCAAAACAGATATTTGGGTCAAGGTAGATAATGGGAAAAATTAGTGTAGAAAAAGATGGTTTAATAACAGAGACTTTTCATGATAACGAAGATAAGGGTGTTATCCAAGAAAGAACAATTAATCATCAACCAATTTTAGAAAATAATAAAAAACTTTACACTCAAAATGATGGTTATTCGCCAGACAAAGGTTTGAAAAGAGTAGCATCTATACCTACAATTATTTTAGAGATTTGGGCTAAAGAATATAATGGAGATCAAAACAATGGAAATTGGTTTGCTCTACCAAAAGATGTTCAAACAAAAATTTTAAAAGAAAAATTAAATAGTTCTGATTATAGATATTTTAGAACAGCACCAGGAAGATTTTAATGGCATTAAGTAATTACACAGAATTAAAAACAGCGATTGCGAATTGGTTAAATAGAAGTGATTTAACATCAGAAATATCTGATGATTTTATCAAATTAACAGAAGCTGATCTAAATTCAAAATTAAGAATAAGAAAAATGGTTACTCAAGCTAGTTTTACTATTGATAGTGAAACGGAGGCTTTGCCAACTGGTTTTTTACAAGTTAGAGATATGTATATTTTAAGTGGGAGTACAAAACACCCTTTAAGATACATGACTCCCTCTCAAATGGATCAAGTAAAAGGAACTTCTACTACAGGAGTTCCATCATCTTACACAATACTTGGTGATACTTTTAGATTTATGCCAAAACCTGATAGTGATTACACAGCTTATGTGAATTATTATAAAAGTTTTGATGCTTTGAGTTCAACTAATACAACAAGCTATATTTTAACTTACCATCCATCTATTTATTTATATGGATCACTTTTTCATGCTGCGAATTTTTTAGGAGGTATTAATCCTCAACAAGTTCAAACATGGCAACAAATGTACGCTACAAGTTTAGAAAGATTAGAACAAAACGATAGAGAAGATCAATTTAGTGGATCGCCTCTACAAATGAGAGGTGAAGATACAATCGCATCACCTTTTAAATCTAGTTATACATCAACAACTAATTCGGCTTAATTATGCAACTACCTTTTGGAGAATGGTTACCTGATCAGCCAGCTCATTTAAACCCTGGCTCAACCGTAGCAACTAATGTGTATCATGCACAATCAAGTTACAAGCCAGTTAAAGGCCTTGTGGCTTATAGTGGTGCATCTAATGTAACACAAAATGCAAAAGGTGCAGGATCATTTAGAGATAATACGAACACAGTATTTACTTTTGTTGGAACTAAAACAGATATTTACAAATTAACAAGTGGAACTTTTGCAAGTGTAAAAGGATCATGTACTGTTAGTGGTGGAGATACAGATTTTTTTACATTTACTCAATTTGGCCAATATGTAGTTGCAAGTAATGGAGTTAATCCTCCCATGTATTATTTAATGGGAACTTCAACTAACTTTGCAACACTACAATCTTTAGTAACCTCTAGTGGATCAGGTACAGTACCATCAAAATTTAAAGTTTCAGGTGTGATTAGGGATTTCTTTGTTTCAGGTAATATTGAAAATGCAAAGAATAGAGTGGCATGGTCAGGGATAAACGATTTATCAACTTGGGAGGCAGGGGTTAGTTCATCCGATACTCAAGACTTACCAGGCTCTGGTGGTCAAGTTGTAGCGATAACTTCTGGTGAAGTTGGTTATGTTTTTAGAGAAGATCAAATTATTCGTATGGACTTCGTTGGTGGAAATGTTGTTTTCAGGTTTAGTGTAATCTCTCCGAACAGGGGCGCTGTGTATGGACAAACTGTTTGCCAAGACAACAGACAAGTTTTCTTTTACGCATCAGATGGATTTTTTCAAATCAATGGAGACCAAGTGTTGCCTATTGGAGCAGAGAAAGTAAATAGATTTTTTGATGGTGATTTAAACAAAGCTTACACAGATAGAATTACAGCTGCGGTTGATCCATTTAATACTTTAGCGATTTGGTTATATCCAAGTAAAGATAATCCAAACACTACAGGGGTTTGTGATAAATTATTGATATACAACTATGTAACTCAAAAGTGGTCAATAGCTAAAGTTAAAGCATCACAAATCTTTAAACAATTCGTAGTGGCTAACACAGTTGAGTTAATGGATATTATAAGTGAAAATTTAGAAGATATAAATATTTCATTGGACACAGCATTTTGGACAACAGGACACTTATATCTTGGTGCAATAGATGAAAATTTTAAAGCTGCGATCTTTAGTGGAAAAACTTTAGAGGCAGAGATTGAAACTAAAGAAACAGAATTGTTTCCTGGTTTAAGAGCAAACATTACAGGGGTTAGACCATTGGTTGACACTTCATCTAATGTAGTTGTTAAAACTAGAGATAAACTTGCAGATACAGTTACAAGTTCATCTTCAAGCACAATGAATACAACTGGTATCGCACCAGTAAGACAAAGTGGTAGATATTTTAGAGCAAATATAAAAATACCAGCAGAGTCTATTTGGACTAATGCACAAGGAATTGATTTAACAGCTAGTCAAGGTGGAACAAGATAATGAGTGATAAAATAGATATAGACAATATTAGATATTCTTTTGAAGCTAAAGAATTGTTTCAAAGACAAGTAGAAGAAGCTGTAAATACATTAATAAATAAAAACAACACAGAAAGCGATAAAGCTTTTAGTTGGTTTATGAATTAGGAGAAACATGACAACAAATATTAAAGATTATTCAACTACACAAGCAAACAACACTTCATTAAATGGGATTGATGTTGATGAGGGGATGCTTCCTAGTAACTTAAATAATGCCCTGCGGGCATTAATGAAGAATACTAGAGATTGGGCAAATGACTCACAGTGGTTTGAGTACGGTGATGGTGATGCTAGTGTAACTTACGCTTACGCATCAGGAACTTCATTTACGATTGCTGGTGTTGATGTAACTAGCGTCTATCATGCTGGGAGACGAATTAAATTAACGGCATCTACTCCTGGCACTATCTATGGAACAATTTCAAGTTCATCTTTTTCTACAAACACAACTGTAAATGTAACATGGGATAGTGGCTCATTATCCAATGAGGCTATTACTACAGTTTATATTGGTGCTTTATCTAAAACTAATAACTCTATACCAACAGGGATT